GAATCATCTGTTTATAATCTATTTCACTAGAATATGTAGCATTTTCATTTAATACAGGTGAAACTATGTTAAATACCATTTCTTTATCTTCTTTTGATAAAATATCTGGTAGGTAGGGGGTAAAATATGCTTTTCCTTTTTTAGCTGCTGCTCTAGAATTTCTACCTCTCATACCTTCATCTTGTGTAGTAACAACTTTTAAATCTAAATTATTATACTTTTCAGGATTTTTCTTTAGGGCTTTTGCTCTATTTATTATATCTTTTTCATCATCATCTGCTCCTTCTCTTTTACCTATTATCCAATAAATAATATCTTGAGGATTATTTTTAGCAAAGCTATAAATATCACCAATAGGCATTTTTGAAGGTTGTATTTTAACTTTAGGTGGTAAATAATTCTGATATATTTCCCAAATTAAAATAGCTTCTGCTTGAGATATACCATTTCTTTCACCACTACCTACTAATATTATTAATTCATCAATTTCAGGGTATTGTTTTAAAGCTTCATCTACTACTTCAAAATGTCCCCCTATAGGTGGTTTAAAACCCCCACCATATAAAGCAACTATTTTATTTTTATTTTCGGGCAATAACCCTTCTAATAATGATTTTGTTAATTTATTCATTAAGCTAAAAATTGTTTTAATCTCATTTGTGCTTCTTCTTTAGACATAGTGTATTCAATTACATCCTGTAAAAATTCATCACTTAACATATCTTGAATTTCAGCATTTAATTCTGCTTTTTGAATTTTAGATTTTTCTATTTGTGATGGGGTTTTAGGTTTTGTATTTTCTGGTTTAAATGGGTCAAGGTATTTTTTTATAATCTTATCTATATCTTGCATTCTATCATCTAATGTGTTAGCTACTGCTACAAAATTATTTCCAAATAAATTAGCGTATTTAGGTAAATTATCTGTTACACTTTTCCAAGTACGCATTACAATTGCAGGAGCTAAACTTCTATCTTCCCCTCCTGATTTTGTGTATCTATCTTGATTTTGGCTTAGTGAACGTTGTAAATCAGTATACACATATAGCATAAACACTTCATATCCAGCTTCTTCTAATTCATTTTTTAATTTAACAGTATTATTAAATGAAGCTGCTGTACCATCTAATATAAATGATTCTTTACCTTCAATAGTAGCAGCTATATCACCTTTAAAATTTTTATTAGCTTGAGCCATTGATTTAGCTTGTTGACTTCTTTCTTCAGGTGTAGCATTTTTTAAATCTAATGATACATTAGCTTGTTTTAACATATCAACAAAAATATTATCAATATTCATTATTTTTAAACCACCTAAGTCTAAACCTTTTAATATATATCCTTTACCAGCTCCAGGAGCTCCTGCTAAAATTATAGCTTTAGGCGCATCTGTAGCCTCTTTTAATAGCCTACCTTCTGCTACATATTTTTTATAATTAAAGTCGTCCATAGTATTTTGTTATAAATATTATAACTTTCTTTTAGCTGTAGTTTTAAATTCTGTAAATGTAGGAGAATGTCTAGGAAATTCTAAATCAAATAATTTTTTAACAGTATTAAAAATATCTATATTTTCACCTTGTGTACGTTTTGACTCATGCATTTCCCAACCTTTACCTTTTAAACGTTTACCTTCTTTATCTTTACCTCTAGATTTAGATTTTAACCATAATACTCCTACTCTATCTACAGTTTTACCATAACATTCTTCATAACATTGAGCATAAATAGCTCCTTGTAAGTCATGAGTTATTTGTAGGTTATTTGATGTTTTAAAATCAATAATCCACATTTCTGTTTTACCATCTATTTCTATTTCACATACTAAATCACAAGTACCTGCTACTTTAATTTTATCTGAAAATAAATGTACTTCTGCTTCAACTAATGTAGGATTATATTCTTCCCAAAAATCAACAAATTTTAAAAACATTTGCCAAACATCAGGATTATATACAGGTATACCATTGGATAAAAAATTTAATTCTTTACCATTAAGATAATCCTCAATCATTTCGTGTACTTGAGTACCTTCTTCAGCTGCTTTTTTAACAATCCAATCAGCACTAAAACCTACTTTCTTTAACCAATCTTGAAAATGTTTTCCTTTAGGATAACAACTTAAAACATACGTTATTGAAGGATAATATTTACCATTTCTACGATAATATCTTGCATCGGGGAGTGTGATTTGTTTTGAATCTTCACTAATTTCTAAAATTCTATTATAAGACTTTTTTATATTTCTTTTTTTCATATTGATTGTAATTTCCTTTCCATTAATTGGTAGGAGGTTAAGGGGAATGTATTTTGGATTAATGTTGTAAAATCATAAAACCCCATTTCACTAGGATCTTTTTCTTTAAGATCTATTAAATAAACTTCTTTTCCTTCATTTATAAATTCTTCTGCAAATTTAATTGCTTGTTTCATAGCGTCTGTATCTAATGCTATGTATATTTTTTTAATTGTTGATGTAACTATTTTTTTCCTTAATTCAGATTGTATGTTTTTACCTAATAAAGGAATAGCATTGCGTTTTATGGCAATAGCATCAAACATACCTTCACATATAACTAAGGGTAAAGACCAATTAATTAAATGTTCATTTGGTATTATATTTCTTGATGCTTCTGGGTTTTTATATTTTATATAAGGATCTTTTTCAAATGACCTTCCTGTAAAATAATTTAAATTACCATTTTTATCATAAGAAGGAATAATAACCATTTTAGCATATCTACCATATTCACAATATCCTATATTATATTTTTCAATATCTTTAATAGTTATACCTCTATTCTTTAAATAAACCCATGCCTGTCTTCCTATTATATTTTTACTATTATTAATTATAGGGATAAATTCATCTGGTAGTTTTAAATCGTATTTAATTACTTCTATATCTTTAACTTGATAGCCCGTCTTTACTAATGACTTTAATTCTGAAAAATGTTCGGGTAATGCTTTTACCTTTTTAAATAAAGTATTTAAGTATTTTCCTTTTTCATTACAAACCCAACAATGCCAAGGATGATATCCTTTTTTATTATCTGTAAAATTAATTTCTAATTTAGGTTTAGAATGATTACATAAGGGACAATGAAATGCTCTATTACCCCGAGCAGTCATTTTTCCATCTCCTAATACTCTACTTACTAAGCTTACTAGTAGTTCATTTATCATATAGGAAATGTACGAATATTATTTTATATCTCCAAAGTCACGTGAAAAAAATTTACCTAATATATTATCATTAATATGAGTACTATGTTTATCTTCTAATACTTCATTTTTAAATAAATGTTTAGTCTCATAGTATGTTAATAGTTTTTTAGAAGGAACAAATTCTAATATACGTTTTTCCCAATTTTCACCTGCATTATCTTGTTGGGATAATGTAATTATTTCTTTTTGAGATCCAAAATAATCTTTCCAATCTGATTCTGTTATAGTTTTTTGTTTTAAAGGAGTGCGTCCTTTAAGACCTTGTTTAGATCTTTCTTCTTTTAAAGCTTGTAAAGCCTTTTTACCTAGTTTTTTATTTCTCTCAAAATATAAAACTTTTTTACCTATATATCTTGTATCTGTAGGTTTATGTTTAACTTCATATATAAACCCATAAGTTCCTTTAGGCATATCTTTTATTGATGTTATAACCCTTCCCTGGTATATCCAGGTAGCGGCTGTTGGCATATTTGTCATTTAAAGTTATTAATAAGGTTAAATTGAGTCAAATGATACTTGAATTTCTAAGTCAGAATTCATTGGAACTTTAGTAGGAACCGATAATTTTCCAATAGCTAATAAATTTTGTTCATTATCATATAACCCTACAGTTGTAATATAAGGACTAAAATATGATCCTGTTGCAAAATCTTTATAAACATTATTAGTTCCTAAAGGAACATTTGCTTGGCTACCCGATAATAATGATGGGTTTAATGAATAACCAAATTCATTTTCTCTTACAGTACATTTGTATTGATGTTCATATAAGGTAACTGATGATGAAAATCCTACAGTAAGATATTGTAATTGGTTAGCTCCAGAAAAACCATTTTGTCCTCCTAACACTGAATTTCCTATTCCAGCAACAACAGCAAGTGAAGAATAAGGATTACCTGCAGATTTACTTATAGGAGTTAAAACTATATTCCCATGTTCATAAGCTACATTACCACAATATTCATTTTTAATATTTACCGCACCACCCGTTCCTGAATAAAGCATATTTCCTTCTTTATCATCATGGATTGTATATGTTGTTGGACCTCCATTAGGTATGTATTCTATACCTATACTTTGGGGTTCAATATTACTACCCCATAATTTTGAAGGGATTGAAAATAATGTTACAAAATTATTATTAGAAGCACCTGCTACAGTTACCTCTTCTCCTAATAATGCTGTTCTAGTTTGAGTAATAGTACTTGATAGATAATTATCATATTGAGGACTTTTTGCTGCTCCAATAGGCATATTATTTGATCCTTCAATACCTAAATTAAGATTGTTATATCCAGCAAATGTATTATTTTGAGGACCAGATAAACCATATAGTAAACTTGAAGTAGCAACTAAACTACCAGATTCACTTCCAAAATAATTAGAATAATAAAGTTGCATTACACTTGAATAAACAGAATTAGTATTCAATTTATTTACAAATCCTGTAAAATTTTGAGAACCCGAAATAGTAGATCCATAAGCTGAACCATATAAAGTATTTTGTGTAGTTTCAAATATTAATTTATTAGCTGGGGGTTGAGTACCAAAATAAACTTCAATTCCTACATTAGATGCCGTCATAGCATTTCCTGTAAAGCTAAATCCTTTATTAGCTGAAAAGGGGGTTATTACAATGTCTTTTGTTGTAAATTGTTTGTACGCTGACATACATTTTAGTAATCTAATTTAACTCTAACAAGTAGTTCTTTTGTAAAATCTTTAGCTAAGGGTCTGCTTAATTTTGCTATAGCACACAATTCATTTGAATCATTATATAAACCTACACTTGTAATAAATGTTTGTGGATTATTTTGCATTTGAGGCCATAATAATTGTCCTGTTGAACCTGAAACAAATGATGGATTTGAAGAATAATTAAAATCTGCATTTTGAGCTCTTACAAAATAAAAATCAGATGCTAATGTTTCTTGAGAATTTAATCTAAAAGTATTTCCAGCAAATACACTTTGAGATATAGCTCCATATAGTTTAGACATATTAGCATCATTTTGATTTGAGTTTCGTGCTGTACCTAAACTAATACCTCCATCAGTTCCAAAAGGTTGATCGCCATCTAATGCTGCTGCATTTAATAATATTAATCCTACATCTGGTAAAAATAAACCATATGATCCTGAAGCTGGTGTATAACCATTAGCATTTAAACCTGTATAAACTGTTCCTTCTGATCCTGAAACTACTTGGTAAACTCTTCCAGCATTTCCAAAAACATTACCAGTACTTATATTACTATTATCTGTTAAGCTTAATGTTACACCTGCTCCTGCTCCAGCACCACCTGATGATCCTGATAAAGATAAAGCCATTGTACCTAATGCTAATGATTCTTTGTATCTTGCTCTTTCAAGTGATATAGCGTAAAAATATGAGGATGAATAATTTCCAAATATAAAAGGTTCTGTATCATCCCCTAAAGCTATATTTTGATATTGACCAAATATAGTAGATGAAGGTGATTTACCAGGAACTAAAGAATTATAAAGTAAACTACCACTACCTACTTCATCACCATAAGCTATATCAAATTGAACTGCTGCTGTAGTTTCTGTAGATGCTGTTTGGTAAACATGAAGATAGTATTGTCCTGAATTAGATGAGTTTTGTACTGATGAAGTATAAGCTTCAGTTAATCGAGGTTCATTTCCACTCCATAAAGTTCCTGTTGTAGAATCTATACTATTAATTATGTCACCTGCACCAAATGTTGTAAAAGCTCCGTTAGCCATGTTTTTTTTTGTTTTAAATTTTTATTGCATTCCTGCTGATTTTCTTAACTCAAATGGAACCTGTAATCTTGCTCCTGTATTTCTACCTACAACTGTTAAAGTTGCATATAATGTATCTAAAGAACCAAATATATTAATTGAGGTAGCAGTAATTGTAAAGTTAGTTCCTGTTACTGTTTTAGAAACATTAGTACCTAAAGTTGTTTGTTGGTTTAATACTTCATTTGAATTAGCTCCTCCACCTGTAATGTTAGCATAAGTAATATTTGACATAGTTACAGTATAACCATCTGCTTCTGACTCTACACCTGTAAATGTTTGGGTTTGTGGTGTAAATGATGGTGCTAAAGTTTCTCCTGTTACTAATTGGATAACTGATGGTGCTATAATAGTAGGCATAACTGCAGTTGAACGAGGTAAAGTAACTAATTTATACTTCATCGTTTGTAATTCATTAGGAAATGCCTCTAATACAGGCATATTTTCAATTGCTTCCCCATAATAAGCTGATCCTGAAGGATGATTTGGATTATATAAAGAATAATCTACTTCATCATCTGCTAATGAAAATTGTGTTACATTAAAAGCATTACCACCTTGAGCTAATAATTCTCTTCCTTTTTTTGTTAAAATAGCATCTACTGTTACTACTTGATTATTTAAATATCCCATTTTTTATTAGTATTTTATTATAAATATATGTATTTTTTGTTTCTAATCCAAATTATACTAAGCACTCGAACCTCCTAAATTGTCAGGACTGTCTTGTGTAAATACATTTTCAGATTTTAATTTATTAATTATTTTTTGAACATTTCTTTGTTGTATTTCAGTTATATCATTTGGTATTAAATAACCATCACCAGATAACGTTAAAGCACCTGCTGATCCTGATGGTTGGTTTACATTTAATATAACTCTATCATCCGCTTCAACTCTTTTTCTTAAAGTCATAGCAAATATTCTTCCTGATGGAATTGGAATATCTAAATCATTTGGGTTTGGAGTAACTACTACTCTATCAAAAAGATATCCTGGGTCTATTGGTAATCCCTGACTTGTATTGTGATTGACCCCATTTATATCAAGAACAGGTGAAACAAAACCTACTTTTTTCATTTCAGTAGCTTGTGAAGTTGTATCACCAGCTTGCATAGTATAATTTGTTCCAAAGACTAAATTAGTATCATCAACATACTGACTATGATTATCTCCATTTAAAGACATTGTAACTCCTATTATTCCTGTACCATTAACTTCATTATATGAATTAACCCCTGTTATAGACCCAGATGAATTATATATTGTTCCCCCACCAGTATGAATACCTAAAGAATAAATATCACCATTATTCATTGCTACCTTATATTTATTTAACATAGAACCAAAATTATAATAACCACTTTTAGGGAAATTAGATAAATATGGCCTTTTTGGTAATACATTTCCTGATGTATTTGCTCCTACAACGGCTACTGAAAATGAAACAGCTGTTTGGGCATCAAAATCAGCTGCTTTAATAGGAAGAGTATAAATTGCAGGAGCACATTGGTCATAACTTAAAACTGTAAAATCTTGGAAGGTTTTATTTAAAGTACCTTGGTTATTTTCATTTACATAATAGGCATATGATACTCTAATTTCATCTCCTGGTTCTATTAATATTTTTTGGTCTTCAAAATCCCTATATTCTAAAACCATTGATCCTGATCTATTAAACCTATAATAATTTTGATTATTATTTACTTCTGTTGGTGTTAACACAGGCAAACTTCCAGGTCCAATTTCTAAACCATATGCTCCTATAATAGGTTTAGAACAAGGTAATATAGGAGCAACAATATCTCTTTGCTGTTCTAGGGGTTGGGGAGTTGCTGTGTTATTAGATGATGATATTAAAGGATTAATATCTCCTAATTTAAGCAAATTATTCCAAGAATTAAACACAGAAAGTGTTGTTCCTCTTACACCACGAATTCTATCACTTCCAGCTGAAGTTTGGGTATAAAACATTCCAGGGTATGTTGGAGCTAAAGGTCCTTTTAAGTTTAGAACCCCAATGTCTCTATTATTTTTATCTTTTCTACTTCCTGTATAAGCCATTACTACACCATTTGTTGCTCCAGTATAAAAAGTATTTTCAAAAGGATCAGTACTACCTCCTGTTATTGAAAATAAATTATTTTCAAAAGGTGTAAAGAAACTAGCTGAAGTTGTAAAAGGAATAAGACCCGAACCTACTCCATAATAAGATCCCGATAATAAAAGAGATTGTGAATTAGGAGTTGCCGCTATATTTGGATTTTCACCCCCTTGACCTGCTGTTTGAGATGATGTTGCTATACCGTAATTATACCAAATAGGTAAATCATAGTATTGAATAGTTGTTAAAATATCTAATTTTAATTCATTTGTTGAAAACATTTCAAAATTACTTCCTCCAGCATATATAGTATTAGAACCAATTCCTAAATTTGTATAATTAAGTATAGTACCACCAACATTATTAAAAGTTTTATTTGTTTGGTTATAAACAATTGTTGCTTCTCTTCCAGGCATAAAAGTAGAAGACATTGCTATTAAATTTTCATTACTACCATTTATTAAAGATGAAGTAATAATTGGGGATTGTTCATTTAATATTTCTTCAAAAGGAATTTGAATTAATTGATCAATATTAAAAGTAGTAGTACCAAAATATTCTTTACTTTCTAAAGATGATTTAAAGTGAGCAATATTAATTGGATTTCTACTAATTACTGCATTTTTACCATAGGAAGTGTCTCCTGTCCAACTACCAGTTTCACCATTTATATATTGAACTTTATTTTGAGTTAGTAAAAATGGAGGATTTGCTAATCCTGTAATTCCTGTATCTGTAGATCTTCCAATTGCTAAACTTTCAGAAGGTATTCCTGTGTAAAAATTATAGTCTGCACTTTCTAATAAACATCCTACATATCTTGGGTTTATTATTGCTTTTGTAGTATAATTACTATCAGGTACCTCTGAGTATTCTAATAAATTTTCATTGGTAGCCGTTCCTTCCCACCCTAATTGTGAAGCTGAAATAGTTAAGGCATAATCATTTGGGATTCCTTCTTTTAATTCAAAACCAGGTGATACAGGATCAAAATCTTGATCAAATAAGAAAGAATTTTTTCTACTACCACTTATATTATTAAGAAGTGGATTATATGGAGAAGCTTGGAATAGTTGACTTGCTGATGGTACTATAGTAAAAGCATCTCTTTCGTAAAAATGTTTAGGACCTAATTCACCTATAGGGGTTATTATAACATTTGTAATTATAATTGTGCAGGTTCCAGTAACACCAGTTGTTGAAAATAACCACCCCCCATTATCAAAACCTTCTCCTGATGGTTGATAAACAGTACCTGCTGCTATATTAGTTGGTATAAAATTAAAATTAAATGCACCAGACGCAACACCAGTATTTGTTGCTGTTGTTGCTCCATTTACATCTAGGGTTGTAAAAGCAAAATTTGGAGTAAAAAAAGCATAATCTATCATTGTAAGAGCAGGAGCGAAATTAACTGTACCCGAACCTAAGGCACCAACAATATTTACATTTGCTGAAAAGTTATACAGTTGACCAGGAACTAAATTTTGAAAAGAACCTGTATAATAATAGGTACCTGCAGTTAAAGAACTATCTACTTCAAAATTAATAGCGTTAGTTCCTGCAGTTATGCTAGCAAAATTACCTGAACCTCCACCCCCAGGTAGATTTACTCCACCACCATTAGAATAATTTACAGAAGGTGGTGACGGAAATATGTCTGGTGTTTGATCATTTCCATCAGCAAATATCCTATAAGGATTATATTGAGCAGGAACCATTGGTACATTACTACCACTATACTCACCATTATAAAATTCTTCTTGAGTATCTTTTACTTTATATTCGCCTGTAAAATCATCTATATACCAATTAACTTGTTGAGAGACTTTTGGTTCAGGTTTGTCAAAATTATTTCCTTCTCCAATTTCAAAAGAAAAACCATCTATTAAAATATTATTACCACCTGTATCTAAAACATCACATGCAATGTAAACATAAAGTCTTTCATCAGGATAAACATCTATGTAGTTTTCAGATAATAATGATGGGGGATTTTGTGCAGTTTGTGGTGGAAAAGTATTAGTAAATATTCCCCCTCTTTCACTTGAAGTTATTTGTATTGTAAATTCTACTCCAGGTGAAGCAGGTGCAACTGCAAGATAAGGATTAAATCTCATTTGAGATCTAAAAGCAACTGTAGATTCTAAATATATATCTCCATTAAAATCAACCGCTTGAAATATACTATTTTCGTTTTGTGTAGTAACATTAGTATCAGGAAATAAACTTACAAAGACATTTGGGGGAGCAGTAATTACATCAGAAGAGTCACTATAATAATAACTTCCTTCATTAGTTATAATATTATATTTATTAATACTTCCTCCTGCACTTCCTGTTAAGGAATACATTCCTATACTTGAAGTAATTAGAAGATTTTGTTGCGACATTATACTATTAAATCCTGTTTGAGTAGTAGCTCCAAAACTATTAGAGCCGGTTTCAGGCGTCTTAGCTACAGGAGTTTGTGTATGCATACCAATCACTGCATCAGTTTTATTTCGTTCTAATAGATGTTGTTTTACGATAATTCCTGTACTTAAACTAGTACGAGCAGGAACATAATTTTTAATTGCCTTAAATAGTGAGGTTTCATAAAATTTAATTAATCTATTATAATCATATTCTTTTTCTATTATAGTAGGTAATCCTGTATATCTAGGATCATTGATAGTAATACCTTGATATTTTTTAAAGTAATCATTTGCTATACGAGTTAATTCAGGATATCTATCTGAGCTTTCTGATATAAATCTTGGATCTGCTATTGCATCAGAAACTACCCCATGCCCAAACGTAGCAATTATATCATCATTTATTTCATTTTGGAATGAAAATCCAACTTCTAATGAATTTAAATCTTCTGTGTAACTAGCACTTTGTTCAAATTCTTGTTGTATACTTCTAAAAGGAGATAGTGTAGTACCATACTCATTACCATCAATTACTTGAATTTTATTTTTAATTCTGTTTCTAATACCAGCTGCTGGCTGGTCCATGTAATTTATTTGGGTATTAGGTTCTAAGTATGATGATGTTAATGATGTTGTATATGTACCATCACTTCCTGCGTAAACAATAGTATAACCACTTCCAGTATTATAACCAGTCATGTAAAGAAATGATGAAGTATATAATGTTCCTTTTTTATTAACTAAAGAAGGATGTAATGATCCTAAAGCACTTCCCCCAAATGATGGAAAGCTAATTATATCAGGTGTTCCCCCAAATTTAAAAATACCTACAGCCCCTCCATCCTCAACTGCACCTAAAGTAACCCCTGCAGAACCTGTAACATCAGTATATTCTAATTCATTTCCTAAAGGTAGTCTAAAAGATAATAAATCATAAGAACTACCCTCTCCAGTATTTGAATCTTCATGACCCTGAATGGATTCAGGATTCATTACATAATCATTAAATTGAGATGATGATAATGCTCTTCTATAATATCTAAATTCTTGAAATGATCCTGAAAATGAATCACCTAAACCTATACCAGCTGTACTACCAACTATAATTGATGTTGGTCCTATTAATTTATTATAGTCAGCAGTTGCAGACATATATCCCCCTAGCATAATACCTCTTGATGATGGAAGAGCTGCATCATTAGCAAATCTATTCCAGGCTTCATTAACCCCATTATTTCCAACGGTTGTAATTGTTGATACTCCTTGAAATCCTATTTGATTACCATCATAACCATCATATATGTTATTTGCTACTCTTAATTCAAACTCATTATTTGTATTATCTTGATTTGATGCTGATATGTGAGTTTTTCTTTGTAGTTGTACAGACCACCAATCATCATTAAAAAATGGTAATGATATAGGAGTTGATTCTCTATACCCACCAGCACCTGATGCAGATATTCTAAAAGATAAATTTCCATATTGGCTAGTTGTTGGTAAAACAGATCCCGAATATGATCCTGATTGTGATCCTGAGTAGTGTAATGTGATACCAAAATCGGAGAAACCACCACTATTACTACTATTTTTTACTAATAAAGATTGAGAAAAATTAGATGTTGCTGTTATAGGTTCTGCTGCTTTAAATCTAAATTGAATGCAATCAGGAACAGCTATATCAGGAACAGCTGCTGTTTCATAATAATTACCTGTTAAAGGTGTCCATGGAATTCTTATTGATCCACTAGGTGATAATGCTCCTTTTTTATAATCATAAGTAGTTAAAGCATTACTATAACGATTCATCCATAGATCATAATCATTTTTATCATCCTTATTTTTACCCCCAAATTCACTTATACGAAGCATTGTATTAGGAACTCCCCATATATTAATTAATTGTCTTAACCCCGTAACAGTTCCTTTTCTTTTTACTAAAGAAACCATATTATGGAAAATTCTTTTATAAATTTCTTGAGCTGCATTATTTAAGGGGTAAGGAAAAGAAGGATCTGATAATGCTATAACATATCCTAAAGTAGATTGATCTTGATCATAATAATTTATAACTGAGCCAGAAGCTATATCTATGTAACGATCAATATATTCTAAACCTGATCCTGTTGCAGGAAATACTCCTATCCCATTAACATTAAATCCTATAGAATTAAAGTCATTACCATATGTTTCAAAACCTAAAGATTCTATTACATCATCAGCCATACCTAAAGGTAAAACTGATCCTGTTAAGCCTGAATTTGTATTTCTAACTTGCTCAACAGCTTCAGTATAAAGATACATTTCATCAAAAGTTTGACCTGTCATGTTTACAAACTTAACATATTGGTTATTACTACTATTGTCAGTAATATATGGAGGTATTAAATAATATAAATAATCTTGATTATTTTCATCATATCTAGAAGCTGAATATATTTGATTCTTTCCTGTATTAAAATAAGTATTATCTTCATCTGTACTTCCAAACCAATTTAATACTGCTGAACTTGTTACAGAATAGTTTGTGTAAGGATATGTTGATGTATATTTAGGCCATGATTCAGATCCTGTTACGTAATATAAAAAATATTCATAACTATCAAATTTACTAATAATTTTATTAATATTATTGCTAACAGAATTATAACTAGAAGAATAATTTAAGGTAGCATTTGATGCTCCTGTTATAGTTTCAAGATTTGACAATTCTGCCTCATAATCTTCAATTAAAACCATCTTATCATAAAAATTATTTAATCTTTGTTCAGCAGATGAAAATTTTACAAATTCACTCCAATCTCCCCAATTTTTAGTTAAAAATACACCTTTTTGATCTTGTAAAGAGTTAAATTGATAATAAGATTGAGAACTATTTGTATTAACTAAATCTTTTAAAGATTTAAAATTAGTAGAATTATTAACTTTATCTTTAATATCTATATTATAATTAGGACCTTTTAATGAAAGTAAATTATCTATAAACTCCAAATTAGGGTTAAATTCTACTTCAAAAACTTGAGTTTCTCCTACTTTTGTAATTATTTGAAGTTCTTCTTCTAATTCAAAATCTGTAGGGAGAGGTTGATATAATTTAATTAATATTGAAGTTGTAGTAGTTTCAGAAGAAGTTTCTAATTGACTATTTATTCCTATAAAATTTCTATTACCTGTAAATGATAAATAAAACTCATCAACGTTTTGTCTAGCACTTAATTTATTTTTAAAATTATTATAATAAGTTTCTATCTGTTGAGATGTTAAAAAATTATTTTGAATTCTTAATTCTGTTCTATCCCCAGAAATTTCTTTAATAAAATAAGGATGACCCCTATAAGATATAACATCTTCAAATTCTATATCACTATTATCAGGTGTTGGTTGAGAATTTAAAAGTTCTGATCCTAATTCATAGTCTATAAAATTATAAACAGCATAAAATTTACCATTAGAATACCCTTGATTGTAAATATCTTCATTTGGAGACAATTCAAACTGATTATAAACAGAAGCAGTTGCTGGTGAAGTTGAAGTACCTAATTCAGGTAATAAAAATGATCCATTATTTGTATAATCTAAATTTGTATATAATATAGTTTTAGTATAATCATATATATAAAATTGAGTTTTACTTTTAAATTCAGTAAAGGATCCTGTTAGTTCTATTGACGGAACAATAGCATCTAAACTCAATTCAAATCCTTCTTGAAAAAAAGTTTCAGCATTTAATTGTATTAAAGATGAAGAAATTGGTATTGCCATTTATATTTATTTTTATCCTCTTGTGAAAACATCATTACTAACTGATGGAGTATTTGCTATTTGACTTCTACCATCAAACCCCACATCATTAGAATCAATTGCGTTATCTAAATTAGTAGCATCTTTAATTAACTGTAAATTTTCAGCTCTTAATTCAGCAATTTCATCTAATAAAGCCTGTATTTCATCACTAATAGTTGAAAAGTCAGCGTATTCAGCACTAGTTTTGGCAAGATACTGATGAGATTCTGTTACTCCAAGCTTAGGTATAATGTAAAAGAATTTTTCATAAAGATACCAAAAATCAGGTAATTCAGCTAAGTTTACATCAAAAAAAGAAGGATTTGGGGTATTTACTAATTGAGAAAAACTAGTATCTATAGTTTCATTAAATTTATCTCTATTAAATCTTTGGGCCTTTAATGTTATTTTTTTCATTATCCATTTATTACTTTAAACATTATATCTTCATCAAATACCTTAGTAGTACCATTAATAGTAGTTTTTAATAGAACAGTATAATATCTTTCTGGTTCTAATCCTCCCATGTAAATATCAAAATAACTTGAAGTTGTATCTGCACTTACTTTAGTATATTCACTATCAAAATTTATTACATATTCATTAGTTTCCGAATCTTTTATAGCATATTCTGCTTGTTTTGGTAAATAATAATTAGTTAAATAACCAGAAGCTGTTTGGAATATTTTTTTAGGATATTGAGGTACTGCTGCTATTCTAAACCTTTGTACACTTTGTGGATAATAAACTCCATCATTATTATATGAAGATATAAATGCTTCTGGTTGGTATAATGTTTGCATTTGGGATGATGTACCATAGAAAAAGTCATCAAATTTTATTTCTAATGTTGGTGGATAAATTGTATTAGTATCTACAGAATAAAATTTAAAAGTTGATGCTTGTGATTGTGAAGGAATTAATTCAACTGATGAGGTTTGTTTTATTATAAACCCTTCATTAGGTATGTCTCCACCTAATTCATTAGATTGACTAAACCAAACATCTACAGCAAAAGTTACATCTACATCTAAATCTATAGAATCAGCATAAGTAAAAGTTTGAGAAGAAGTTATTATTTTAGCAGTAGAAGATCCAGTATGCCATGTTCCTCCTCCAACTGATGTTCCTTGATTTTGGGAATAAGATCCAGTAGTTCTAATATTAAATGTTCCATTAGTCCAATTAATACCTGTTTTTCTTTCTCCCCAATTACATCCATCTTGTGTAACAGGTGAATTTCCAAATCTTCCTGTTCCCATATCCCAACTTTGAGAAATAGGATAAACCTTTAAATATGATGTTGAATTTAAATTTGTAACTACAGCAGCATAGTTTTTTAAATTAGCTCCCCATTTTCTTTTTTTAAAATCAACACTACTTAAAGTTATTGAGCCTGTAGTTTGGGAAACTCTACCATTAGTTGAAAAAGATTGGGATAAATTTGTTGTTAATAATATATCACCTGCTTTGTAATTTTTTCCTCTATTAGTAAGTATAATACTTGATATAGTATTTCCAGCTGTTGTTATATTTCCATATGCTCCAACTCCATTTCCCGTAGAACTAGTAAAAGGTACATTTAAATAAGTTCTATTAACTAAATCTGTTGGATTTTCAGTAATAGGAGATGCTAATGCATTATCTAATGTTAAATAACTTATACCTGATCCTGATATATAACTAGTATATGCACTGTTTATTTCATTTTGTGAAAATTTTATTAAATATCTACTAGTTTGTGCTGAATCATCTAATAAATAGGTAGATGCTTCTAATATCTCATCTAACCCTGTATTCATATTAGTATTTTGAGTATATAAGGTAGCGTCTTTTTCTGGAAATAATTTATAAATTGCCATTTAATTATATATTAAAGTTTTTTAAATCATTAAGTTTAGGTTTAACATTTTCAGGAACAATACTTTCATCTATACTATCAGGTATGCCTCCTTCTGCCGGTTGTTGGTCTGTGGATATGCCAACAACTTTTTCAATATCTAAATTTGGATCTGATAATACCTCTAAATAAGTTCTATCAGGTGTATATTGTTGTAATGTCATTGTTTCTAATGTTCCCCCATCTTCAGAATTTATAGTAGTATCTATAAATTTTGCTCTTGTAGGGTATCTTAAAACTTTATAATCTCCCCCATCTATAAAAGATGACTTTTCCCCATTAGCTGCAGATGTTCTATTAGGTCCTCCACTTCCCCCTTGTTTTACACCAGCTGCAGCATCTTCAACATCTAATGCTGATATTTTAGTAGATTGAACTAAATCGTTAGTTGAGATATTAGCTCTAACTACTCCTTCATTAGTAGTATAATATGCATTATCAGCATTATATCTTTGAATAAAGCCAGATGATGGGTTGTTAGTTATTCCTCCATCTATAGGAGTACCATCTACAGGTTGTGATTCTTTTTGGTTGTTATATATTTCTAATAAACTTTTCATATTTTTATTTTTATAGTGGGACTACTCTTCCTACAATATCAGATGAAGGAAATTTTAATTCAAAAATCATAGGGTCAACTGATGGGTATACAATACCATTATTAGTTGCTGCTGCTATATCATATGAATAATCACTATATCCTTTACTTGTTCCTGCTACATTTTTAATAAGTACATTAGTTACAGTTTGTACCCCTTCTACTTTATCAATTAATATACTTAAACTTTTTAATAAAATAGGTTGATTAATATTCCAATTATCTATATTAAAATATTCTGTTAAGGTATTTATACAGTTTAAAATTACTTCATTATTATTAAAATTAGGTAGTACTATTATATCAAATTCACAAGTTATATTAATAATATAAGCATCTTTAATTTTTATAGAATCATTTATCATTCTATATTCAGATAAATAAGTCTTTAAGTTTTGTTTTAGAGTTGAAGAAGCTGTTCTTAATGTTTTATTTGAATTATAAGATAAAACATACATATCCAATATTGTAGGTAATTCACCTATACCATATTCTGCTACTTTAGTAGGTTGAATATATGATTTTGCTATAGTACCTATATTTGAAGGCATACTTAATGATCTAATTAAATAATCTTGCTGAGTAACTGTTCTTAATTGGTTTTGAAAATTACCTAAAGCATTTTGTCTAATTTCTTCAACTGTATCTGCACCTTGTCCTCCATCAGCTGCTAATATATTATTTGTTGCTAAGGAATCAAATATAATATTAGCTAGTGGAGTATTTGAAAGGTTTGGATTTTTAAATACTACCCCAGTATTATTAAAATTAGTTAATGTTCCAGAGTCAACATTAGCAGACAATCCTCCTCCTGTTAAATATCTTATAGTTAAAGTTGTATTAGCAGGAGCAATACCATAAGTATCAGTAAACATAAAATTTAAGGGAGAATAAGCTGCTGTTAATTTATCTTTTGAAAAAGCTAATCCTGTACCTACATTATCTGGGTTTGGAACTAAATCTTCATCATTATCACTTACAGTTCCTGCTCCAAAACCTAATTGAAGAGTAGTAGAATTTAAAAATCGTGTTGTAAATCTTCTTTGAACTTGTTTTAAATTTAATAAATTAGGAGCGTCATCTTGAATTGCATTTGGATCTGTATATGAGGCGTTTATTTTTGTAGTAAATACAGTATCTTGAGCTAAATTTAATACCTCATGCCATTGGTTCCCATCACTATCAAAACAATCTAATACATTAATAATACTAGAAGCATTTATATTTACTGTAGGATATTTAGAAGGAGCATTAAATATACTTTGTATTGAATTAACAGTTCCTGATATTGCCTTTCTTGTTTTCTTCAATAAAAACCTTTGGGGCGTATTAGCTGATAAAGAATAAATAGAAACATCTGTTGGGTCTTGAGAGGATGAAACTGAGAAGTCACAGACATCTTCTGTTATAAAGTTTACACTAGCATTTTCATTAGAAGTTAATTGAAAACCACTTGGAATTATTAAAGCATAATCAAAATCAGGTACAGATGCTCCATTAATATCAATTTTATTAGGTAATAATTGATAAATAGCAATATCTACAGTTGCAGCAGTTGTAACTTTAGGTTTAGAACCTAACATATAAGCTAAATCAAATAAATTTTGTTCTTGTCTAGCATATTGTATAAAAGTTTCTTGTATTTGGTTATCTAAATAAAATGATAAAACATCCCCAACATAAGAGGCCATTTCAATAAATAACATTCCTGTTGAATCAGAAGAAAAATCATTATAAGTATTAGGAAAGTATGTTTGTGAATAGTTTATAAGAGAATTTCTAAAACTATTAAAGTCTCTTTCAGTATATGCTATATTTCTATTTAAATTTGCCATTATTGTATTGCTATATTTATTTCATCTTCTACTCCTATGTTACTAATTATATAATTTATAAATAAATTTATTGTATTTCTATCTGGTTGGTTATCAAAATTTATATTTTGTATAGTTATTTCCGGGAATTGTAAGGTAACATTATCTTTAATTCTTGTTGTTATAGCACTATTAGTTCCATCATTAATTCCTTCCCCTATAAAATCTCTTAAATTTGCACCAAAAAGAGGTCTCATAACTCTTTCACCTTTATTAGTTAATAACCAATTAATTAAATTAGTTCTTATTACTTCTTTGGTTGTAAAAGTTGGGTTAAATACAGCTCTTCCTGATAAGGGCAAACTAAAGCCTAAGGCAGCACTACCACTACTAACTGTTGGAAAAACATTACTTACAATTTGAGCCATTATTTACTATTCATTAAATTTATTATTTGATCCATACCTACATTTCCATCGGGTAATGTACCATTAGCTACATCCATTCCTGGGTTAGGTCTAAAAGTTTGAGCATTATTGGTATTAAATCCTGCTGCTGTTTCACCTAAAATGTTTTTATAAGCATCTCTTTTTTCTTGAGAAGACATTACAGGGGTAGTGGGTGATGGAGATGTTATAGAAGGATTATAAGACTCCATTACTGGGGTTTGAGTTACTACTTTTGGTGTTTTTACAGCTTCTAAAAGTATATCTTTTAATTCTTCTTGTATTACTTCTCTAACAGTTTCTTTTAGTACTTTTTTTAATTCTGTTAATTTCATCTTTAATTTTATTATAAATATTAATAATTTATGTTTTTATATCAATTATGACCCAGTAGGTGCGGGTAAATTATTTTTACCAAATTCAAAATACCATGGGTCCGTTTGATCTATAAATTGATTTGGATCCTTATCATCTATTGAACCAGGGCTAGTATTAGGGAATTTAAGATACCAAAAAGGTAGTTCTGATGTTGTAAGCGCATTTGCATTATACCACTCTACTCCTAATGCTTCTCTTAATTTTAGAAATAATTGAGTTTTAACAAAAGAAAGGAAGTTTCCATTTACACCCCAATCATATGACATGGCAGAGTTATTTGGATCGTAATTAATTACTGGTTTTCCATCAAATATTGCTTCCTCTGGGTATGAACCTGGTACTGAATTACTAATAAACCATAGAGTCCAAATTTCATTAATTTCCCATTCCCATAACATTTTAACTTCCTCAAATGAAATAGGTGAAGTTCCATCCCCAGTAATTGCAAATCCACTAATATTAGGCATATTATATCCTATTTCTCTACTAAGAAAATATTCTGATAAAGGATCATTAAATGAAATTTCTGGATTTTGTGAGCTTAAGTAATTAGCTTCTTCAAATATAGCTTGCATCAAACGTCTTCTTTTTGTTATTTCAGGTCTTAAACTTTCAAAAGATCCTAAGTTATCGTTATTTCTTATACCAGTCTGACTTAACCTAAAAGAATATGGGTATAATTTTGTTGCATTAATAAATAAATTATCACCATCATTTTCCCAAGTTTTCTTTGTAGGATTAAAAGCACCACCAAAATTATTAGCTTTCTTTTCTAAATCACTACCTTTTTTTCTTAACTGGCTTATGTATCCTTTAATTTTTATTTCATCTGTAACTCCTCCTAAAAATAACTTTTTAATAGTTGAGTCTAATACTCTATCTCCTTCTTTCCATTCATACCCTTCATTAACTACGGCTTGTTCTAAAACAGTTCTAGAATTATTAAATGCTTCCCTAACTAATGTATCGTAATACCCTTTATTTGGCCCCTTGTTTTGTGATAATTCCCAAGCCATTTCATATAATTCATTTGCTTCTTCTTCATTAGCCCCATAAATAGACATTAATACAACAATTTGTCCTGCTTTATATATAGCTTTTAAGGGATCTTCAGCTGGTGGAGGTGGTGGAAAGATTAAATCTTTAGTATCAATTAACCATTTCATTTCATTAACTAAAACTAAATTTGATGAAGAAAAAGACTCATCACCGTACAACATTTCAACTGCTACCCCTTCTTTATAATATTCTCCATCTAGAACTGATTCTTTATTTTGTGCTGTAATTTGTTTTTTGTTAAAAGAAAATTCAGAAGAAATAAGCTGTTTTCTTAAATAATAATCACCATATAATAATCCAGGGGGTTCACTTAATGCTTTTTCTAATTCTGCATTTGTTAATACTTCAATGAAGTTTTCTTCTTCAACTAAATCATCAATATCATCAAAATCTTCCTGTGTAATGTTAGGATCTTCTTCTAAACATTTATTTAAAACTTCATCTAATTTTTTTAATTTTGTAAATACAGTTCCAACATCTTTTTCAATTATATTTAAAGCTTCGGGAATTGTATCTAAGGATGCTTTTTCTTTATCTATTAAAGTTCCTAAATTATCTAAAGCATCAGAAAAGTTATTAAATATATTTAAAGGCAATCCTACACCAGGAGGAACTGCTGAAGGTGCTGGTAGTTGTTTTATTACAGTTTTTCCAGTATTTAAAGCTTCAGCTGCTACTTCAGAACCTTTTGCTACTTTATTTAAAGTAGCTATTTTTTGTTCTATTTGTTCTAAAGCTCCATTAATGTCGTTTTTTTGAGCTATTAATATTCTTAACTCTTGAGTTGTGGGGCAACCTTCTTTAAATTTATCTATTAATACATCTAAAGATTTATTAAATTGAAATGTTGTTCTAGTTATACTAGTTACAATTTTTGATATAAAATCTGCTAAGGCCATTATAAAGTTCTTGTTGTTTTTGATTTATACCTTTCAATTGAAGTTAACATAGTTTGTGCTTGTAGTCCTACTTTAGTTGCTGTTTGAGCAACAGCAATATTAGGAGTATAAGGTACAGGTGTACCTACAGTTCCTAAAGCTGTAGTTAAAGATACCATGTTAGTTAATAAAGATTTAAAATCATCTAAAAATTTATCTCCTAATATTAAAGGTTCAGTATTGCTTTCTTCTTTATCCCCCAACATTATTTTAGTTCCTACTTTAACAACAAAATTAGAAGTAGTATCAAAATTAAAGCCTTTTTGTGCTCCAAATGAAATTGTTCTTGCAGAACTAAGTAAAATGTGATCATTTTTAGAATTGAATAATAAACGACCTGAGTTGATAATAACTTGAGAACCATTATATAAGCTAGGTGAGCTAGGGACTTCACCAAATGCAGGTGTATATGAACTATAATCAGTATTAGCTGCTCCTATTGGTATTTTTTGATTAGATGTTAAATAAATTGAAGATTTATCTGTATTAATATTTTCTACTTGAGGAATCCAAGAATCATTTTCGGTTTCGGATTGACCATTTTTTATAGTAATAATAGGTTCACCATTAACTCCACTATCTGACCAAGGATTAGGAGGTGTACTATCATTAACAGTACTTCCAAACCTTATAGTATTACCCCATCTTCCTTCTATTAAAACATCACCTTCAAAAGGTTGTAAATTTCTTATTCCTGCTCTTTCTTTAAAAGTAAAACCAAAATTAATATTTTCTGTATTAGCATCTGATGATATTTCAACCCCAGCTTCAGTTTTGGAATAATTTTGATCCTGAGTAGGTTTAGTAGCAAGAGAATTTGGAGAAGCATTATGGTGTATACTATTCCATATATTAATACTTTGAAAATAATAATATGCTTTACCAGTAGAAGGATTTGTTTGGGTAGTGGCATTAGGTAATGAAATTATATAAACTATTTCATTTACTAAGGGTAAAAATGTTATATTAGAATATAGGGGACTAGCAAAGCTTAAAGTAGATAAAGACTTTCCTGATGGGTTGGATAGTTCTTCAAATAAAATACCACCTATACTACTATATTCTCCATATTCTTTCCAATTAATGGGATAATCTTTTCCATTTAAAGAAACAAATTTAACTCTTACAGGTATTATTTCTGGTCCTTTTGAAGATTGTAAATTTAAAGGTTTTAAAGAATTTAACCCTGTAGGTGTTCTAGCCATTTTTATTTTCTTTATTAATCCTCTCTAATTTATCCATTTCTGCCATTAATTCAGCTTTTTCTTCTTCTGAAATTCCAAATTCGCCTTCATCATTAGTATTATTAACTGCTCTTTGAATAATAGTAGCCATTTTTATTAATTGTTCATCGTTTTTTACTCCAATTTCTAAATATTCTTTTATTAAAGGTACTATTAAAGTAGCATCACCTATTTCCTGGATTAATGGTTTTAATTCACTTATTAAAGATGTAATCTGTTGTTTTTTAGTAGTTTGATTTTCATATATTTCATGTAAGATATCCGAAAATTTTTTATCACCAAATACTATTGAATCTAATTGTCCCATAATTTTTGATTATAAATATTAGAAAATTAAATTTTTAAGATGGAAAATATCCTGCTTCAGAATATACTATATATTTTTCCTTAAATACTTTATATAATTTATTAGCTATTTTAGTTATTTTAGGAGTTTTAACATCAATCATTTCTCTTATGTAGATATAAAGTGCTTTTTTATTAAATACATCAATAGCATCTCTTTTTCTAAATAATTCTAGAATGCAATCAGCTATTTGAGCATCATATTCTTTAGGAAAATAATTAAAAATATATTTAGTCATATGTTTTACATATAAATCAACAAAAATAGATAATCTATCTCCTTCTTTATACCCTTGAGTATATAGTTCATCTCCAAAGTTACTGTCTGATTCTACAAACTTTTGTGAAGATTGTTCTAACTTAGTATTTAATATAAAAAATGAATTATCTCCAATATCTAAATTTTGATGTTTAGATATATCTCCTATATCAATAGATTCTATTTTTTTCTTATAATTTTTTTGATTATATACTATTAACCATCTTTTTACAATAGTACCAAAATAAGAATAAGCTTTAGCACCTTTTGAAGGATCAAAAAGATGAATTTTATCTAAAAGAAATACCATAATTTCATGTTGAAGATCTTCTAGATTTTCAACCCCATCAGTATAATAAAATTTAAAGGTATGAATTATATTTTCAGTTAATTTGTAAAAAGGATAATGTATTTCTTTAGAGTATATATCACTTTTAAACTTTTTATCTTTACTTAAATTATACTGAACAATAGCATCTTCTGTTTCTTGAGTAAAATAATTTCTTTTCTGTCTTTTTTTCTTAGCGGCATTTATTATATTATCCATTTATCACAATTATAAGTCTTTAATTTTAAATCCATTTAGTAAATCTTGTATTGTCATAACTGTTTTAAAGAAAAAACCTATTTCATCATCACTCTTAAACCTTCCTTGAGCATCTAATTTTTTTAATCTTGCATCTGATACTTCTATTGCTTTTGATATTTTGTTTAAATATTTCATATATTCAACTAGAATATCTTCTTGTT